GAAAAAGGAAAGAAAGAAGGCAGTGGCGGGTTCGGGGTCGAGGCTGGGATCAGTGAGATGTTACAGCGGATGCAGACGGGTCGGTTCAAAGTCTTCTCAAATTTGAACGAGTGGTTCGATGAATATCGCATGTATTATCGCAAAGATGGGTTGATTGTGAAGGAACATGACGATTTAATGTCTGCCACCCGGGTGGGCGTGATGATGCTACGGTTTGCGAAATTACGACGACAAGATCTGATCGCCACGCCCAAATTACCAGCGTTTACTCCGTCCTATCCGAGTACGGGTGTGCTGGGATAGGAATTGGTTGAACCGTGCTACACTTGAACAGAGCAGGCCATAAAGGAGAGGTGTATGACCATTGAGTATGTGGTGAAGGATGTCACGGTTCTCGACCCGTATCGTGTGCAAGTGGTGGTGTTGATCCGCACACCCCATGTGGTCAATGGGTATGGCGGCGGGGTGATTACGATTGTGGTCCCGATTGTGAACCACCGAGAGGCGATCGATACGGCCGTCTTGAGCAAGTTCACACGTGAAGTAAGTCCGCAACAGCATGACTGTCTCTTGACTGGGGATTGTACGAAAGTGGAGCGCGTGCAGGAAGAGCTCGAGCTGTTCGCTGCCCAACGAAGGGAGAAGATCCGTGAATTCGAAGGTCTCGCCGAAGCCGCGAGGGCGACCGAAGGGAAGCAAGAACCAACTCAAAGCCTGGAAGTCGCCGATCGCGAAGACCCCCGCGATGAAGCGGTTCAAGAAGCTGCGCCAGCGGATGTTGAAGCAGGTCAAGCAGACGTGCCGAGCGTTGTTGAAGAGTCACCGAAGGAGTAAGGCGTAATGGCAATCCAGACCCGCATCGTCTCGACTGGGCTTGAAGGAAGCTACCCACGGCGCTACGGGCCGACGGCGATGCCGACCGGGGCAGCCGCCTCTGTGTATGACGCACCGGAGCGAAGTTCTGTGCGTCAAATGACCTTCGCGAACACCACCGCTGGAGCTCTGACGGTCACCGTTCATATTGTGTCAGCCAGTGGTAGTGCGCTGACGGGGAATCAACTCATTCCAACGATGACCGTCCCGGCAAATGATGTCATCAATGTGCCTGTCGCGTTTGTGCTCAACGCTGGAGAGCGCATCTTCGCGCTTGCATCAGGCGCGGTGAATCTTATGTTCAACGTCTACGATCGGGAGCCGGGATGGTTATAAGATGGATCTTGTTGCTGACCGTGCTATTCCCCTCCGTCAGTCTGGCGGCGCCAGCACTGTCAGAGCGCGACTGGCAAATCCTTAAAAACATCGCACGCAACGGCGGCGCGGCCGGCATTACGCTTGGTACCTCTCTGCCGCTGACGTGCACACCAGGCACAGGGCCGAACGCCTTCTTCCTTGATACGAACACCGGCCTCCTGTCCTTCTGTGCGACCACGGACACGTTTACCACCATTCCCACCAGCGTGACGATTAGCTTGGACGGAGCCTTCGACAACGGTGCGGAGGTGGATGGAGCAACTAGCGCCAACCCGCTCATCATCGGGAACGGCACACAAAAAGGGAAGCATTATGGGGATGCCTCGAAGGGGTATGTGATCGAACCAGTCCCGCTTGGCGATTCTGTGTGGAGAATCTGGACGAACTATAACGCCTGTCTCCGCGACGAAGAGGCTGGCGCGTACATGCTGTGCTACGACCCAGATGCGGTGTCCACTCGGCTGATGCTTGAGTATATGACCGGCTATCGACCGCGTGGGTACTTCTATATTCCGGCGGCGGCTTTCATCGGAGACGGCACCAACTGCCCAACGAGTGCCTCAGCCGTGACGATCAATAGTGGTCCAAAAGTCTACACGATGATCTGTGGATCTGGGGCCAACGGAGACATGAATTTTGATGTCGTCATGCCGATGGATTGGGACGGTGGGACGTTGATATTTGAAGCCTCGTATACCCAAACAGCAGCCAATACCTCGGCGATGAATAGCGATATTAAAGCCCAATGCCGAGGAGCGGGGGAAACTCCATCGAGCACATGGGGAACTGCTGTGGCGATTGACGATGCGGCGGTCACAGGGAGTAACGGCGAAGACAAAACCGCCAGTGCAGCGGTGACGCCAGCGGGAACCTGTGCGGCGGGGGATCATCTCTTTGTGCGCTATACCCTCGATGTGACCGGCACGACGACACCAGAAGCAACGCTCAATTTTTACGGCATCGGCGTCTACTACTCCAAACAGTATTGGGGGAATTGATGGCACGTCTCCTCTGTGCACTCCTCGCGTTTGTAGGGCTGCTTGTGTGGGGGTCTGTTCCGCAAGCGCAAGATACGCGGCAACATTGGCTCTCACCCAAAGACGGCGCAGGGACAGAAACGGATGCCTATCGCGCTCGCTGCTTAGGGATGATTGATGGGGCGGCCTATGACCTGACCCCACATGGGGTCAACATGTTCTGGTGTGCGTCGGCTGATCTCCCGGCCAACATGACCGGCGTGATTCAGATTGGACCATCGCTCGCCAGTGCACTCGGTGGAAGAAAAGGCGCGTTGGCAGCAGCCCTCAAAAAACCGCTGACGGCCAACACGGTTGGCGAGCTGATGGCGGAAATCATCTCGCCACGTTTGAAAGCAGGCAAGGACGGCAAACTCAAAATCTACCTTGGTCGCCAGACACCTGAATACCAGCAAACCGCATGGGTGCCATTTCCCGATAACGGCCTTGTGGCCGATCTCACGAACTATGCTGCTGAGGCATTAGAACCCGCGATGGCTTGGGCGACCACGCTCACACAGGAAACCTTTACCGCGTCTGATGGCGTGCTGGCAGGGTGTGAGAGTAGGGGATGCAATCACACCTGGACGAACATTACTGGCGCGTGGAACATCGTGAGCAATCAAGCCACGCGCACCACCACAGGCACATCGCGCGTACGTGCCGAGAGCACCCTCGCCACAGATGATTTCGAGATTTGGGCGACGCTGGTTGACCTGACCAACACCGGTACGGGCACAGGTCTCTGCAGTGTGATGGGGCGCAAGGACAACGGGACGACCACGACCAATTACGCGTTTGGTGCCAATAATGACGATACGGCGTCAGGGTATCAGACAGATAAAGTGGTGGCAGGGTCAAGAACCACACTGGCGACCAGCACGCAAGATCAGGTGGATAACGATGTCATCAAGTTAAGAATGGACGGCTCATCGATTACCGGCCTGGTTAATGATGTGATCGTCGTTGGCCCAACCACGGACACGGAAATCACAGCAAATACCTACGGGGGCATCTACTCCACCGCAACCACAACGACATTTTCCTGTACGTTGGACGACTGGAACGGGGCTGATTATGTCGCCCCGCGGGCTGGAGGCAAGCCGATATGGTTTCAGTAATTGCATTGATCCTGGTACTACTCCCATCTCTTGCTCACGCCACGCGCTATTGGGTCTCGACGACAGGCAGCGACGCGAACGCCTGCGCCTCGGTCGATGGGGACGAAGATCCGGGAGTGTATAAAGCCACGGTGGCGAGTGGTATTGCCTGCCTCACGAGCGCGGGCGATCGGTTGACCGTCAAGGCAGGGACTTATACTGGTTCTGGCGCTGTGATTAAAAATCTGCCAACGGCTGGGACTGCGGGGAATCCTATCATTATCGAGGGCGATCCAAGTTCCGTTGACGGGTGTGCAATTTCGAGTACGTGCCCGACGTTGTTGCAGCCAAGCGGAGCCTCCAGCGGTTCGCTGATTACGAAGAGTTACGTGACTGTTCGGAAATTCCGAATAGATCACCAGAACATGAAACAGTTTGCGGTGTTGGGGATGGAGATTGCTTCGCCATCGAGTATTACTGGTATTACGTTTGAGGACATCGAGGCGTACGGAACGAGGCTAATTAACACCACAACCGCATGCGGTGCAGGCGGTGGATTTGGCGCAACCCCAGCCGTTAACCACGGGACGTTCCGGCGTGTGCATGCTCACGACCTGGGCAATTTCGATCCGGCGAATTTTTGCTCACACGGGTTGTATGTGCAAGGCGATGATATGCTCGTAGAGGATAGTGTCTCACATGACAACGCCAACACCGGCATGCAATGTTATAACAGCAATTCCACGTCTGATGGACGGCCAGACCGTTGCACTGTGCGTAGGTCGAAATTCTACAACAACGGGGCTGCCGGTCTGGTGATGGAAGGTCATGACGCGAAGGTCTACCACAATCAGATTTATGGTAACGGCGCAGGGATATTGTTAGGGTACACGGGTGCGCTCAGAGCCCATGTGTACGGCAACACCATCTACAACAATTCAGGATCGGGAATTCAGTTTCGATCAACTGCTGATGATTCAGAGGCCATCAACAACATTATTTTCGGGAATGATTTGGCTATTGAAATCCCGGCAGACTCCGGTGGGTCTACCGCAACAGGGATCGTCCAAACATATAACGCCTGTTCCTCCGCGCAATCGTGCGGATCAACCGGCAAGCTCACGATTGCCGCATTGACGGATCTTCTCGTCTCGACATCAGATTTCAGATTGAAAGCGAGTAGCTCTGCAATCAATGCAGGCACCTCCGTGACAGATTACACCTGCACAAGCGCCTGCGATATTGGGGTATTTGAGGCGGTGCCGACCCCCACAGGAACCATTACGGCCAACGTCGCCACGCTTTCATTCCCGATCCAGAACGGTGATGTGCCGGTCAACATTCCCTCATCGGTCGGCGTCTCAGTAGCCTGCACGGGCCATGCGTCATGCCCTGGATCTCCCACAATCAGCACGGCGGTACGACGCACCGGGGCAGACTTGCTGGTTGACGTGACCATACTCGGCATTACGGGCAATGCCTGTAACACCAGCCAAACATGGACGATCTCTTATAGCCGGACAACAGGCACATGGACAGACAACGCAAAGCGCGGCTATACAGACAATCAACCGATCGATTCGTTTACAAATCTCGCACTGACGAATAACTGTACCGGCACAGGCCCAACGGGCTACCCGGCAGGGTACCATATCTACTACAAATTCGACGAAGGCACCGGCACAAACGCCAACGACGAGAGTGCCAACAACATCGATTGCACCCTAACCAATAGCGCAACATGGGGCACAGGGAAAACAGGGACAGGCGTCGCTGTCGCGTCTGGAACCTCTCAATATTGTGCTGTGGCGTGGGGCAGTGGGGTGAATCCCTCCACGCAAAGCCTCACCATTTTCATGCCGGTCAAGATTGCGACCGGAGAAACCGCGAATTTGCATTATTTGGGAGGGCCTACGCTCGGATCTGGGCAGCGGTTTTATATCTGTGGGCGTGATGGGACATGGAGGCTTGCCGTTCAAGGTACCACATGCAGTGCAACTACACCCTCCAATCTCACGGTGGACGAGAATTGGAACAAACTCACGATCCGCGTGGACTCCTCAACGGATATTGCGACCCTCTACAAAGACACGACAGCCGGGACTGGCGGGGCAACAGCCTCCTTTACGAGTTTTACCTTCGCTTCAGATTTCCGGATCGGGAAACTCGATACGAATAACACGACGGGCAACTACGTGTTTGATGACTTTTTAGTCTACCTATCCTTGCAAAATCCGGCCGACCTCGCGGCGGCGTTTGAAATTCCAGCGACTTCACCTGGCGGATCGCTGGTTCAGGCGGCCATCCAGTATCAAGGTGTTGTCCTGGACACATCGGGCAATCCAATAGTACTCGGCTCCACAGCACAGACAATCGAGGTTCCCGCTGATGGTGGAGTCGTCCTGCTGTTTCAGATCTATTGTGACAATATCGCCGACTGCGACGCGACCGCCTTCAAACTGGTCTATGACAAAAACGGGGCGTTGGTGTGGCAGCAGGTACCTGACGCCGAAACAGCCGACGGAACCTGGATGTGGGGTTCGAGCGTTGCGTTGCATCTCAACACCGGTACGCGTAGCACGCGGCTCACCGGATCATGCGCCCTGACAACAGGTACGACACAGGTAACAGCCTCACAGACTCCCTCGGTGGATCTTCCACAGGATGGGTGTGTCGTCCAAGCGTATGTTGTGCGTGTCGGGGCTACCCATGTTGGAGACTATTTCGACTACAAGATGCAGAGAGAGTCCGGTGTTGAATTTACCGCGTATACTCAAATAGCTCGTGTACGCGTCGTCAACCCCATGGCGAGCGGAGTAGGATTCTAAATGCCATGGACATTTGAGTGCCCAGTATGCCATCGACAGTTACAAAAGCATTATGTGTTGGAGCAGTGGGTCTGCTCGTGTGGTTGGCGCGGGGGGCAACCGCGCATGGAACAGGAGAAATATACATGCGCCTTATCAGCGAAGACGCATTAGCGGTCGTGACGATCATGCAAGAAGCGGCCGGCGAACCCTATGTGGGGAAGGTCGCCGTGGCCGAAGTGATTCGGAATCGTATGCGGATGAAATACTCAAGTGACGGAACGGTCGCTGGTACTGTGCTTCGTGCGAAACAGTTTTCTGGGTGGAATACCGCCGACCCCGGACGGATTCGAAACATTCGAGCCGACGATGATGATGCGGTGGTGCGTGAGTGTATGCGAGCCTGGGAAGAGGCTAAGCATGGATCCGATACGGTCGCAAATGCTGTTTTGTATTACAATAAGAAATTAGTTCCAGACACTCCGGAATGGGCGTTACCTGAAAGTGCGATTCATGTCGCGACAGTCGGGCAACATGACTTTTTTATTCCGAAAACTGGTCCTAAAAACAGACATATGAGTAGCAAAGTTTAAAGATGGGTCCAGGTTTCACAATGGATGATTCGTCCGACGGAGCGTTTAGATATGCCGAATTCTATCATGCCAAGTCAAAATCCTCAGAAGTCTGAGTTTTCTCAATTGCATGTATACTGGACTGAGAGTGTGTAAACCGAAAGGATTGTTATGGCAGCCGTGACTCCAACAGTGACGTTTTATGCGGCAGGGCAGGACGGCTCGGTGCTTCAAGCCGTCTGGGTCTTGACTACCACGGATAACATTGGTCTTGGGTTCCCGATGGACGAATGGGTCGATCGGACCTGGCATGTGAAGATCGACGGCGGTGGATCGATCGGTGGCGGGACGGTCGCTGTTGAAACCGCTCCGACAGATACGGATGCGGACTATGCTGCGTGTAAGAACGCAGCTGGAGGGGCCGCGATTTCCCTGACCGGCGCGACGGCGGCGACGAGTATTGAGAACGCCGGATTTATGCGGCCGAAGTTGAATGGTTCAACCGGGGCGTCAGGTGTCCGTGTGACGATGCGTGCACGACGACCAAACCCAATGAGGCAATAACATGGGCAGTACAACGATTGCAGTGGATACGTTAGATCGGTTAGCGGTGCAACTAGCCGGTATTCAGGAAGCTGCGAAGCAACTGCGTGAAATTGGTCCGATTCAGGATGCAGTAGCCGACTTCACTAAACAACGCGACGCGTTGTTGGCAGAAATTGAGGCGGCAAAGATTCGTCATACCGATATCTTAGCTGGGCATCTTCAAGAACTCGGGCAGGCGAAGCAAGATGCGGCGTCGGTGAAGCGAGATGCACAGAAACTGCTTCAAGCCGCGAAGGAGTCTGCAGCGAAGATTGTGGCGGATGCCGCGCAGCAGGCTGCACTTGATTTGCAAGCCGAGAAAGTGAACCGTGAACAGATTCTGAAAGACGTGCAGCAGAGTATTGATGCTGAAAAGAAACAATTGAGCGAATTGCTGGCGAAGACTGCTCAAGCGCAAACCGACGCGCGTGATGCAGAAGAACGGGCGCGTGTGGCCACCGCAGCGTTGGAGAAGATTCAGAAACAGGCTCGAGCGTTGATAGGATAACAAATGCTCGCAGGCGTTATTCGGATCATTGAAGTAGTTTTCGCATTGATGGTGTTTAGGTGAGAAATGAGTCAGTTAACTGATATCCATATTCAGCAGTGCTAAATCTTTTGGAAGTGAGCGGGGATGGCCACACGATATGTTAGGCAAGGTGCAGCCGGTGCGAATAATGGCACCGATTGGACAAACGCCTACACAACGCTGAGTGGGGCGACCCTGTCTCGTGGAGATGTGATTTACGTGGCAGATGGCTCCTACGCTGGGCGAACATTCGGCACCGCGAACTCGGGCACGACTACCATTACGATCAAAAAGGCCACGGTTGCTGATCACGGCACCTCGACCGGATGGGTTGATACCTACGGGGACGGGCAAGCGGTGTTCACCTCCACGCTCGACTTTACGACGGGGTACTGGATCTTTGATGGACAAACTGGGGGCGGACCGGGGAATTGGGCTGGCCCTTTTGGGTTTGGGACTAGTACCTCTAGCGACATGATTTACATCGGGGATGGCTGTTCAACAACGCAATTATCCCATATCGAATTTATCGGAACTGGATCTTATAACGGGGCACAGCGATGCATGGTCCTTGAAACGAATTGTAGTTCAGTCACACTGTCCTATTACTACATGCATGATATCGGGTGGATTACGTTTATCGGGAATGGTCAAAATTTCATCTGCGAGTACGGGTACGTCAAAAATGCCTACGTTGGGGCATCCCATGCCGAATTGTTTTCGATCTGGAATGCATTAGGTGGGGGGACGGCTGTAGGTAATTTTACTATCCGATACAATTTATTTACAGCCGCGTGGTCTACGGGTGGCGTGATGTGGGATAACTCGAGCAATCATGCAGCAGAGTTGCGATTTTACGGGAACGTGTATTACCAAGACCCTGCTGCTTCTGCTCAATGGGACAATGGCGGGAACGGGTTAATTGGCGGGTGGTCTGGCGGCGGCGGTGAAGACTGCTACAACATGCATGTGCACAATAATACATTCATTGGGATTGACGCGGGGGATGTGTTCAGTGGAGTTCAGCTAAGATTCGGCAGTAATGTGGCCAGCAATAATCTGTTCTACAATGTGACGGGTACGATTAGTTATTCTAAATTTGCCTCTTACGACTATAGCCGATACATCAACTCAGGGGGAACACATTCCGAAACCAATGGAACGAGCGCGGCCAGTGGAGACCCTTTTGTTGATTATGCCAATTTTGATTTTCGCCTGACGAGCAACACGACCTCTGGGGAAACACTCGCATCTCCATATAACCAGGACATGTATGGGAATACCAGGGCCACGTGGACTCGTGGAGCGGTAGAGTTTGCTGCTGGGAATGGTCCGAATATCATACTTTTTCTGTAGGAGTACAGAGACGTGGGCGCAACAGAAGTTGGAACCCCAACAGGGTATAAAGCGAATAACACAACCTTTGCGTATAACCACACGACCGCTTCTGGGACTGATTGTTTGGTTGTCGGAACCGCCGTATACGCAGGGGCGGTCACCGCCGTCACGTTTAATGGGGTATCGTTGACCCAAGTCACGTCGGCAGCGGGGACGTTCGATGGGGGGTCTGCCCACATCGCGGTCTGGATTCTACGGAACCCTGGGATCGGATTGTTTTCGGTGGCCATTACGACGGCGGGATCCGAACTTTCGAGTGGCGCAATAAATTGTTCTGGAGTCGATACAAGTTCTGATGCAAATGCCGCCACCGGTGGCGCAGCCACAAGCGGGAGTAGTTCTAACCCATCAATTACAGCCGGGGGGAGTCCAACTGCTAATGATCTCGTGATTGATGCAATTGGTTGGTATAGCGCTGATGTATCAGCAGTGGGAGCCGACCAAACATCGAGAGTCGATCAATCGAGTAGTGATTTTCGTACGACCATTGCCATGTCGAGGCAAGCTGGAAATATTTCTCCCGCTACGATGTCATGGACATTGAGCGGGTCCGTTGCATGGGGAAGTGCAGTAGCCGTGATTAAAGGGGCTGGTGGCGGCGGTGGTGGCAGTTCAGCCCCGATGTTTCGAGGATCCTGATGGCAGATACAACGATTAGTGCATTGTCAGCGATTCCTGATGTGGCGGGAACAGATATTCTGCCCATCGTTAATCTCAATGAAACGAAGAAGGCAACGGTCGCGCAGATTACGTCTGCGGTGACGCAGGCGGTGTCTGCGCTGAGTAATCAAAACTCGGTTGATCACGTCTCTATTCGCAATCTCGTCTCGATCGTCTCTGCTCAAGTTGGTACGAATTCCGCGCAGATGACGTCTGCGGACAACGCGATCAGCGCGGCTGTGAATGTCGTCTCGCAAGCGGTCTCTGTTTTAAGTAATCAGAATTCTGTTGATCATGCTTCGATTCGCAATCTCGTGTCGATTGTATCGGTGCAAGTCGGGACGAACTCAGCTCAAATGACTTCGGCGGATAACGCGATCAGCGCGGCTGCGGCTGCAGTGTCGGCGGATCTCACTTCCGTGAAGGCGGTCATTTCGAATCTGACGTCTGCGCACAATGCTGTCTCACAGGCCGTCTCAGTGCTGTCGACAAACTATACGTCGTTGGTGAACCGCGTCTCTGCGAACAGCGGCACCGGCGGGGCGGGGAGCGTGACGAGCAATGAATTGTCTGCTGCGGTAGCTGTTGAATCGGCGAACCGGGTCAGTGCCGACAATGTGATCAGCGCAGCGGCTGCTGCGGTCTCGGCTGATCTTACCTCTGTGAAGGCGGTGATTTCGAATCTCACCTCGGCGCATAACGCCGTCTCTCAAGCGGTGTCGGTACTGTCGACCAATTATACCTCGCTCGTCAATCGAGTGTCAGCAAACAGCGGTGTTGCTGGCACGGGCTCGGTGACGAGCAACGAGTTGTCCGCTGCCATTGCTGCGGAATCTGCCGGTCGCGTCAGTGCGGATAACGCATTGTCGAATGCGATTTCGGCGCTGTCGAGTAAATTGTCGGCGGTATCGATTCATGGCTGGTCCTCCCCCGGTTCCGCGACCACAAGTGTGCGTGGGATTCAAAGCGCACTCAACATGATCTCGAATACCTTTAGCGCAGCATTTAATACCGGTAGCGCGGTCTCGGCTGATCTGACGTCGTTGAAGGGTGTGGTCTCAAATCTGACGAGCGCTCATAATGCTGCGTCAAACACCCTCTCTGCACTCTCCGCAGCGCACACCTCTCTGGTGAACCGGGTTTCTGCCAATAGCGGTACTGGAGGAGGGGGTGGTTCGATCACCAGTGCAGAATACCTCTCATTGCAGAGTATCGTCTCGAATCTTCAGAGTATCGTCTCGAATGCGCTGTCCGCTGGGAGTGTGATCTCAGGGGACATCACCTCACTCAAAGCGGTCGTCTCGAATCTCACTTCTGCGCATAACGCGTTGTCCAATACCGTTAGTGCACTCGGGGGCGGTGGAGCCTCGGTGACGAGCGCAGAGTATCTCTCACTGGTGAATCGAGCGTCGGCGAATTCGACACAGATGACATCAGCTGATAATGCAATCAGTAATGCCGTATCGGTGGTCAGTGTCGCGGCCGCAAATGCGATGTCGGCGGCTCAAGCGATCTCCCAACGCCTATCAGCACTGGTGCTTGATAGTATCCTGAACGTGTCTGCCCCCTCGCCAACATCTGCGCAGGTTTTGAAATACAACTCTGCTGCGGCCCAATGGGTCGCCTCAGCAGATGCAACTGGGGGAGGTGGCGGCTCAGTCACGTCAGCAGAACTGGTCGCAGGTGATAACGCGGTGTCGGCTCAGGCACAGAGTATTGTCTCGGTGCTCTCCGTGGTTGTCTCAAATCAAGGGTCTGCAATTGCGGCTAATTCCGCGCAGATGACCTCGGCTAACAACGCGATCAGTAACGCGGTCTCTGTGGTCTCAGTAGCCGCCGCAAACGCGCTTGCCGTCGGGAACGCCGCGAGTAACGCAGCTTCAATAGTCTCAGCGGCTCAAGCTGTGACATCCGCCGATCTGACGAGTGCGAAGAATCGACTCTCAGCCTTGTCGACTCAGGTGACCAGTGCTGACAACGCCATTAGCAATGCCGTATCCGTTGTAAGTGTGGCTGCTGCGGACGCGATGTCAGCCGCTCAAGCAATTTCTCAGCGGCTGTCGGCGCTCGTCTTGGACAGTATTCTCAACGTCTCGGCTCCGTCCCCCACCTCGGCACAAGTGTTGAAATATAACTCAGCTGCCGCGCAGTGGGTCGCGTCAGCAGACGCCGCCGGTGGAGGGGGAGGATCGGTCACATCAGCGGAATTGGTAGCAGGAGATAACGCCGTCTCCGCGCAAGCGCAAAGTATTGTCTCTGTGTTGTCCGCACTTGTCTCGAACCACGGGTCGGCGATTGTCGCCAACTCTGCGCAGATGACGAGTGCGAATAATGCGATTAGCAATGCCGTGTCTGTCGTCTCGGTCGCGGCAGCCAATGCGCTCTCGGTCGGCAACGCCGCGAGTAACGCGGTGTCGGTGCTGAGCAACCAGAATTCGGTCGATCATGCCTCGATTCGCAATCTGATCTCAATCGTGTCACAGGCGGTATCGGTGGTTTCGAATGCCGTCTCAATTGTCTCAGCGGCCCAGGCCGTGACCTCGGCAGCCGTCACGAGTGTGAATGCGGTGAATTCGAATCAGGGATCGGCGATTGTCGCCAATTCCGCAGACGTCACATCGGTGAAAGCGGTCTTGTCGAACCTCACGTCCGCACACAATGCTCTGTCCAATGTGGTCAGCGGTCTCGGAGGAGGCGGCGCGTCCGTCACAAGCGCGGAGTACCTCTCGCTGGTGAATCGCGTATCCGCGAACTCTGGTACTGGTGGCGGAGGTGGAAGTATCACGAGCGCAGAATACGCATCACTCCAAAGCATTGTCTCGAATTTGCAGAGTATCGTGTCGAATGCACTCTCGGCAGGGGATGTGGTATCAAATAAGATCAGTGTGCTGTCCGCGAATGTAGCGTCGATTGAAACGAATCTCTCCGATATGCGGAGTGACCACATCGACCTCTCGAATAAAGTGTCACTGCGGCTGCCGTGGTTGAATACTCAGATTCGTATTCTTAGTGATCTTCAGTCCAACAACACTTCGACCTTATCTGACATTTCAGGGTTTGTGCTCACCGTTGGCACGGATGAAACATGGGAAGTTGATGGCATGTTTATCTTCTCGACATCGGCAGCTACAGCCGGGCTACGATTGGGAGTGTCAGTCCCTCCACTTTCTGTCCCCCGTGAAATGTTCTTCACGCGTTATAGCGTGGCACAGAGCGCGGGTATGGCGGGGGGTGGTGGTCTTATGCAAGTGTCAGGTTCGTCGACATTGATGAGCATTACAGGCACGCCAGCGAACTCACCATTCCCCGTCGGCGTGCGAGCGATATTCAATGTGGCGTCCGCTGGGACTGTTCGGTTTATGTATGCCGCGATCGCCTCTACGACGGCATCTCCCATGCATCTGGTCCCTGGATCGTTCTTTAAAGCCTTTAGGTTGAAATGAAAACACCAACGGCACGCGTCTCAGCACGAACCGAGAAGATGGAATTTTCCCAGACGTATGGGACGAAGTATTGCATTCCTTCCTGGCTGCGGGATGAACAGATCCGGCTGGCAATCAAGAAGGTGAAAGGACGGGTAGTGCCTTATGACGGTATTCGAGAAGATCCTATCGCTGTGGTTGGCTTTGGCCCCTCGCTCAAAGAGACTGTCGAAGAAATACGAGCGTTCAAATACATCATCTCCTGTTCCGGAGCCCACAAATTCCTATTGGAACGCAACATAGTTCCGACGTGGCATGTCGAAGTCGATCCACGAGATCATAAGATTGAGCTTCTTGGACCGGCTGATCGTCGTGTGAGCTATCTCCCGTCAAGTACGTCACACCCGCGTTATCTCGATCACCTGTTGAAAAGCGGAGCGGATGTTCGACTCTGGCATGTGTTTACCAACGAGGAAGAGGGGAGCCGCGTCTTACCACCAGGGGAATGGATGGTAACGGGAGGCGGGGACGCCGGTCTACGGTCCTTGGTGATGGCTCGCCTCTTAGGATTTAAAGACATTCATGTATTTGGCATTGACGGGTCTGCCGGAAAAGCTGAAGAGAGTCATGCGCTGCCCCATCCAAACAGCCCTGGGAAGTTTTTCAACTGTGAATACCCAGAAGGTTCCGGAGTCTTCTATAAGACTACTCCGGCGCTCCTCTCATGTGCGAAGTCCTTTCCCCATGAAGTGGGTCAATTAAAAGATGCGGCCGTGACGTTTCACGGTGAAGGGTTGGTGCAAGCAATTATGCGGCATACCCCGATCAAGAAGCCAAAAGCAGCAGACTTAGCGTTCCTCAAGTCCGAGCTCATTACGAGCGCGTATCGTGATCTGAACAAGCAATTGCACGCGGACAACCCCATGTACGGGGCCAGTGGCGTGAAACATGTTGAGACAGTACAGAAACTCGCTGAAAGCATTGGCACGAAGTCCGTGCTGGACTACGGATGCGGCAAAGGTTTGCTTGGAAAAGGCCTTCCGTTCCCGATCTGGGAATACGACCCGGCCATCGAGGGGAAGGACGAACTCCCCCGACCGGCCGATCTGGTTGTGTGTACCGACGTCCTCGAGCACATCGAACCAGAGCTCCTTCGTCCTGTGCTGACAGACCTCGCACGATGCGTGAAAAAGGTCGGATACTTTGTGATTCATACGGGACCGGCACAGAAGACCTTAGCCGATGGGAGGAACGCACATCTCATCCAGAAAGGTCGGGAGTGGTGGGAGAAGGTCCTCCTGAAGTTCTTTGATGTTGCCAAGGTGGTGGAAGAGCCGCCTGATCTGAAGATTATTGTGAGTCCCAAGACGAAACCAAAAATTGGTGACACCACGACGGTGTCGCATTTGGGCACGTCGGTGACGTTCAAGACGCCGAATGAAGCGACTCATTGGAGAGCACAGTCGCTCTTTACGAAGGAACCGGTCACGATTGAGTGGATTGAATCCTTCCAGAAGGGGGAGGTGCTGTGGGATGTGGGTGCAAATGTCGGCGGATACACCGTCTGGGCAGGGGCTCGCAAAGGCATCGAGGTCTACGCCTTTGAACCGGAAGCGAATAACTACGCCATTCTCTGCGAGAACATCCGTCTGAATCAGGTCAACGCCTTGGCGTATTGCATGGCGATCTCTGATCAGATGAAGTCGTCGACACTCTATTGCTCAAAGCCGGATGTTGGGGGGTCTTGTCACACGTTTGGTCAGGATGTGGGATTCGATCTTCAGCCTCGCGAAGGCGTCAAGCAAGGGGCCATGGGGATGCCGCTGGACGCGCTCGCCGGTATGGTTCCGTTCCCGAACCATATCAAGATTGATGTGGACGGGTTGGAGCATCTGGTGATCGCCGGTGGAAAACAGTTTTTCGCAGATCACAGACTCAAGAGCGTGCTGATTGAAGTCAATACAAATCTTCAACCGCATCAGGAGATGGTGAAGACACTTGAGTCACACGGCTTCCGGTTTGACGCCGCACAAGTGTCCCGGGCCACGAGGACGAAGGGTGCGTTTGAAGGGTGCGCGGAGTACGTCTTCACGCGAGAGAGCTATGTTGAAGCCTGTGTGTTAGAGAAAATTAAGACGACCCCGTTAACGATGAAACCGTTTCCGCATCTGGTGATTGAGGATATTTTTCCAGCGGAGACCTACTCCAAGATCATGCAGGATCTTCCGAGTGACGCGGAGTATGAACCGCTGGCCAAACGGGGGACCACTGGGTATCCCACACGAAGTACACACCCGTCCCCGTCATATCTGTCATGGATGACCAATGGTGCACTCCGGAAGGCGCTAGATGAGAAATTTGGGGTTGTCTCTGGAAGCGATGAGACGCTTTTTCTCCGAGATAAACCAGGGTACTCGATCCCCCCGCATACAGACACGCCGTCAAAAGCCGTGACCATGTTGGTGTATCTCGGTGATTCGCGCCACGGGACGACGGTCTATGCTCCGAAAGAGAAGGGCTTTGAGGATCCTCGGGGTCTCCATCATCCGTGGAATAAATTCCGAACTGTGAAGACCTTCCCTGGAATTCCGAACTCGGCCTTCATTTTTGCAAGGACCAATACGAGTTTTCATGGAACGAAAGAATGGACCGGCCCGGGCGTACGAGACATTCTGTTGTATGACTCGAAGGTGAAGTCATGAACGTGTTGCGGGTGTTTATTGGGTACGATTCGCGGGAAGTCACAGCCTATCATGTGTTGTGTGACAGCATCATGCGGCATACATCGACTCCTGTGTCCATTACCCCGCTCATTCAACAGACGTTACGGAACAGTAATCTCTACACACGAGATATTGACGGGTTCGCTAGCACGGAATTTTCACTCACACGGTTTTTAGTTCCCGCCTTATCAAACTATGAGGGGTATTCACTGTTTCTCGACTGTGACATGTTGGTGCAAACCGACCTGACGAGGTTGTTTCAAATTGCCTACGACCGTCCCTTACACGCCTGTCATGTAGTGAAACATGACTATACGCCATCGACGCGGGTCAAGATGGATCATCAAGTGCAATTACACTACCCGCGAAAGAATTGGTCGAGTGTGATGTTGTTTAATAACGATCGGTGCCGAATCTTGTCGCCGCGCTTCGTGAATAGTGTGGCTCCGAAGACCTTGCATCGGTTTGAGTGGATGGAAGACCCCCTGATCGGCGATCTCTCCCGCGAATGGAACTGGCTGGTTGGCGAATACGCGCCTAATCCAGACGCCCATTTGTTGCATTATACGCTCGGCGGTCCATGGTTCCAGGGGTGTGAGTTCGGGGTCGAAGGGGCACGATGGCTCGAGGCGAAGGAGAAAGCCCTTGGCTGCTAGTTATCTGCTGAAAGAGGACGGCACAAAGCTCATCCTTGAGGATCTGAGCGGGTTCATTATTCTGGAGGATGGTGTTCCTCCAGAGGAACCCACGAATCCCGTTGCATTGTTTCCGGTGTTTTATTTCCGACGGAGAGGGTAATCGAGAAAGGATTATGGAACACATGAACGAACAGATCGTTGATTTAATGCGCGATCAATTTAAGGCGCTGAGCGATAAGATCGATGTCGTTCATGACGTCATGCAAGGACATATCAACAAAGACGAAAAGTATTGGGAGAAAGTGGATCAGATGAGGGGGCAGGTCAGTGTGTGGAAAATGCTGACGGTCCCCGGTCTCTCCGGGTTCTTTGCCTGGTTATATAGCGCGTTTAAACATTGAGGTGATTATGAGTGACGAGACGCCAACCCCCACAAAGAGTATTCATCCTGCACATTTTTGGCTCTGCATTCTCCTAACGGTGGGGGAATTTTGGCTCCTTTACACGTTGTTCTATACGCAGATTCCAGATGCGAACCAGCGGATTGCTGATGTGACGTTCGGCAGCTATACCACAGCGTGGTTAAATGCGGTCGGGTATTACTACAAGACCAGTTTCGGAAGTGAGAATAAAACTGAATTACTCGCAAAAGCCGAACCGGTGAAACTATGATTCCCCCATTCCTCATCACCCAAGCGAAAGCCATCGTTGGACCGCTGCTGGCAAAAGCCTCCTCCCCGCTCGTGAAGTGGGGAATCATTGTCGCAGTCCTCATTTTCACAAATCTGTGGACCTGGCACCGGACTACCTTGGAATGTGAACGTGAGAAAGTCGAAGCAATTGCCGAGCAAGCCGCTGAGTTCTCGAAGCAACAAGCTTCAGTCATTGCCTCACGAGAAGATGTCCTACGGCAGCGCAATGACACCGAGCGTGAAGCAAATCAAAAAATTGTGGACCTTCAAAAACGATTGGTGACCTATGAACGCAATGCGAAGAAATCCAACGTGCCTGTACCGCCTGATTCTGTTGGGATGTTTAATGCTATCAGCAGCCTGCTCCCCGCTCAAGACGCTGTGTCCGGCGCCGACCCCGCCTCCGGAAAGCCTCATGAATCACCCGAAGCCCGCATTGAAGTCACTCGACTATTACTTGCCTACGTCCGAGCCTACGCCGACTGTGGAGGGGAATTGAAATCGCTGTGGGATGACTATGACGCGTTAGTCAATACGCTACGGTTGGAATATGCGATCGAAACAGGAGCCCAATGACACCCGATCAATTGACGTTTGGATTTTTCTATAACCTCGACCGAGCACTCGCCTCCTTGATGGGCGCCCCCTATGAGGAAACGCTCTCCTCTCAGATCGGCAGGCGAGCAAATGGCACGCTCGGCAGCCGTGGCCGCTGGTTCTTCTGTGCCTGCGCCTGGGTGCTCAACACCATCGACAAGGGCCACACGGAGCATGCGATCAAATTAGCCGACGCCCTCATGGCGGCACGAAAGGACGTCCGATGACCCGTGACATTTCGACGATTGAACTGCCTGATGAGATTCTCGAACTCCTCCCCGGGGGTGATCGGACGACCGAAAAATCGTTACTCGACATCGCGCAAGCCTTGGTGGTGAAACGAGCGGAGGCTATGAACGACCGGTTGGCACGAGGCATCGATGCAAACTGGACACTCTGCGAAGACATGTACCACGGGATTGACGATGTGAACCGAGGGGAACATAGCAGTTCGTCACAGTGGATCAAACCTACCGTCATGAATGCGCCGATGACACAGGCCAAGGACAAGACGCCAAGCAATCGCTCAACCGCATTTGTGCGCCTGACCGCTCGGTACGTGGACGCTGCGGCGGCGAAGATTGCCGAACTCCTCCTGGGTCCGGATGATCGTGCGTTTAGCTTTGCCCCGACCCCGGTCCCGACGCTCATTGATGCGCTCAAAGACCAGTCTGTCATGTCGCATCCAGAGACCGGCGCTCCAATGGAACGGACCGCCTTCCCCGGGGAACAAGCCCCGCCAGCTCCAATCGGGTCAGTCGACGGGCAACCCACGTATCCATTGACGACGAGTCAGGTGGCCGAAGAGCAAGTGGCGCTGGCCGCAGCGAAAGCGAAGAAAGCCGAGATGAAAGTCTGGGACTGGATGGTGGAATGCGGGCATTCTGCGGAGATGCGGCGGGTTATCCATGATGCCGCTCGTCTTGGCGTCGGTGTCTTGAAAGGGCCCTTCCCGAAACGCGATCGACGGTATGCCGTCTTGAAGAAAAAGGGTCTCACTCCCGGTGCACCAGAGAGTATCGAGATTGTGATGAAGGAAGAACTCTCCCCTGCGGATAAGTGGGTCAACCCGTGGAACGTCTTCCCAGATCCCGCGTGCGGAGACAATATTCGAAATGGGAGCTACATCTTCGAACGCGAATTTGCGTCAGAGAAGCAACTTCGCGACTTGATCGGTCTCCCGGGCTATCTCGAGAGCCAAATTGAAAAGGCTATTGCCGCTGGTCCAAATACCAAGACGGCGAACCAGGATCCGAATAAGAAGGACATTCAGACGGAGTACGAACTCTGGTACTTCTTCGGGACGTTAACACGGAAAGAACTTGCGGCGATGAACCCGAAGGCGGCGAGTGCGATTCCTCCTGACAAGAAGATGGTGTCCGTCTCCGTCACGATGGTGGGAGACGTCGTGATTAAAGGAACGACCAACCAACTCGAAACCAGCGGTGATCTTCCGTACCTCTCGATCCCATGGCAACCGCGCTCCGGGTCTTGGGTTGGTGTGGGTGTCGCAGAACAAGTCCGTATCCCACAAGAGATTGTGAACGGCGCCACGCGAGGACTCTTGAATAATGCCGGGATTAGTGCGGGGCCGCAGATTGTGATAACGCAGGGCGTCATCACCCCTGCGGATGGGAAGTGGGAGATCACACCGAATAAACTCTGGTACATGAAAGACGACGGAACGATGGATGATGTGGCGAAAGCCTTCATCTCCTTCTCGTTCCCAAACGTCGGTCAGCAGATCATGCAGATCGTGGAATATGGGATGCGACTAGCAGAAGAGTCCTCGAGCATTCCGCTGGTCACGCAGGGGCTCTCAGGACAGACGACTCCGGAGACCTACGGCGCGACACAACTCCAGGATAATAACGCTAATCAGTTGCTCCGGAGTATTGCCGCCACGTTTGATAACTACATCACCAAACCGCTCGTGACGAGTTACTACGAGTGGTATTTGCTCGATGAGAATATCCCCGCTGAAGATAAATGGGAATTCGTCATCCACGCGCAGGGTTCACTCGCCTTAGTGGAAAAGGCGATTCAGGATCGCAGCATCGTGGAACTGCAGCCGATCTTTGACAATCCCAAGTACATGTTCAACCCAAAGAAGGTCGGGGCCTTGATTGCCAAGAGCCGCCGGCTCAATCCATCAGAATTACAGTATACCGAGGAAGAACAGCGGAAAATTGAGGAGACTCCACCACCGCCCGCTCCTGCGGTTCAGGTTGCGCAGATCAAAGCGGAAGTGGAGAAGATGAAGATCCAAACGCAAGCCAACGTCCAAGCCGCCGCAGACGCCTCGGCCGAGCGAATCGCCCAGATGGACGCGCAAGCCACCATGGAGATCGAGCAGCTGCGTCAGCAGACGGCGCAACTCCGTATCAAGATGGATACCGACCGCGACAACGTCTACGTCCAGACGCAGTTGCAGAATGCCCAGACGATTTATCAAGGTAAACTGCAGGAGCTCCAATTGAAAAAGGAGATCGCGATCTCTGAGTTTGCGATGCAGCAACAACTCTCGATCGACCAGGCCAAAACAAAGCTGGCTGATACGGCGATGAAGCTCAAGGTCCAGAAAGAACTGGCGGCTGTGGATGCGCACGTCCAACTCAAAAAGGACGCATTGAAGCCGCCTGTGCAAACCCCGGGTCGAGCTAAAGATTCGTTTTCGCAGATGTGAGGTAAGATAGACGTATATGGATGTATTAACAGATGCCGACCGACTTGATCCGCTTTGGATCAAGATTGAGGCTTATCTGAAGTCTCGGCGAGAGAAACTTGTCCGGATGTTGATTGTGAAAGACAGTGAAGAATTTCGAGGCAGAATTAAAGAGCTTGAGTTGTTGATTGCGCCGCCGGCGGACACGCCCACGGCACATGTTCATCCACGCGGAAGCGCCGATGAGGAGGGGTCATGAGCACACTGACAGCAGACGTCGACGGGTTGACAGACAGTACCGTTGTGAACCAGGAGGCGGAAGCCGAAGAGCTCGCAGGTTTCGAGGCAGCAGTAGCCGGAACGGAGCTGGCGAAAGAGACGCTAAAGGTCGAGGAAGAGACAGAGGAAGTCGAGTCGACTTCTGAGACGCCTGTCGCCGACGCAGAACCGTCTGCCGAGGTGACCGAAGAGGTGAAGCCTCCTGTTCCGCAAGCGGTGTCTGTGACCGAAGATCAGCTCAAGGAGCTGATGGCCACATCCGGCAGCGTGAAAGAGTTGACGGATGGCTTGAAGAAATTGCGTGATGACGCCTTTGGAAAGATCGGCGGCATCGAGCGGTTGATTAAGCAGGCCGAGAAGATGACCGATTCGAAGCTCGATCTCACGTTGACGGACGAAGATTTTGCGGAAGTCGACAGTGAGGTGCCGATGCTGACCAAGCCACTTCAGAAGTTGTTTACCAAGATTCTGAAGCAGGCCAAAGTCAAAGTTCCTGCGGCCGACGCAGTGGATGTTGAATCGCTTCGGACACAGTTTCACCAAGAGATCGAAGCAAAAATGCAGGAGCGCGAATTGAATCTCCAGCGAGGGTTCGAAGAGCGGTTGCTCACGGATCGCTACCCGGAGTGGAAAGAGACGGTCGTCAAGCAGGAATTCAAAGACTGGTTGGCGAACGAAGACAAAGCCTCTCCAGGGTATCAGCGGACCTTCATGGAATCATGGAGCGCACGAGAAATCGGGGGTGTGTTGAAGAAATTCAATGCACATCAAGCAGACGCTGAGAAATCCAAACAGGCGGCTGCACCGACACCTAAACCGAAGGTGGTCTCACCTTCTCAGAGCCGCACCGAACGATTGAAAGAGGCGGTGCTCCCAAAGGCCAGCTCGGTCACACCGAAGCCAAAGGGACCATTGACTGAAGAAGAAGCGTTCGAGTCGGTCGGATAACAAGGAGTAGCAACGATGGCAATGCAGACATTTACGATGACCCCTGCGAGACTGGGCAAGTACAAAGGGGATCTCATCAAGCGAGCGGTTCCCAAGGAGTGCCTCGGCCGCGCCGGACGACACTTGAACCGGTCGCTGCCGAAGAATAGTTCCGATACCTACGCGGGCCGACGGTTTCTTCCACACGGGGCCACGTCCACAAACGCCAACACCCAGAACCGGTTTTTTGTGGACGGAACGGGTGATCGGGGAAATGCCTACGCGACACAGCATCTGGTCGCGGAAGGTGTAACGCCTCTGCCGGACAGCATCACGCCGGTGGATTTCACGGTGGTGATCAATCAGTACGCGATCCTGTACGGGTTCACGGACAAGATGTTCCATCTCTACGAGGATCAGATCCCCGAGGAAATGGTCAAGCTCGTTGGTGAGCGGATGGGTCTCGTGAACGAGATGATCCTCTACGGTGCGCTTCGTGCCTGCACGAACGTGTACTTCGGAGGGACCGGGACGACCATCGCCACTGTGAATGGCGGGATCACGCTCGGTCTACTTCGGAAGGTGACCAAGAACTTGCAGGCGAACCATGCCATGCCGGTCAATAGCATGTTGGGTGCGTCGGCCAAGTACAACACCGAAGCGGTGGAAGAGGGCTACACCATCGTCTGCCATACCAACGCGGAGCCGGATATTCGGGATCTGCCTGGGTTTACGGAAGCCGTAAAATACGCCAGCGGGACCCCGATGCCGAACGAAATCGGGAAGGTTGAGCGGATGCGCTTCATCACCTCACCGGATCTTCCTGAAATTCAGGATGCCGGGGCGGCCATCGGTGTCACGAACCTGATCAGCACGTCCGGTTCTAACATCGACGTGTATCCGATGATTGTCTTCGGGGAATCCGCCTGGAGCCAGTTGGCGGTGCGCGGCCTGAAGGCTGTGGATCCGACCTACATTGCGCCTGGAACCAAGAGTCCGTCTGATCCATTCGGGCAGCGTGGCTTGGCCGGGACAATCTGGTGGAAAGCGGCTGTCGTGGAGAATCATGGCTGGATGGCCTTGGTCCATGTCGGCTTGAAGAACCTGGCATAAGGAAGGGGGACTGACACCATGAAAGAATCAGTTCGTATGTGGGTCAACCCCATTCGGGATAACCCGACACGCGAGGCGATCGATGCCCTCATCGGTTACCTCGCTGACCGGTTGAACTCCGTGTCACTCACGAGCGCGGGACTCGTCATTAAGACGGGCGGGAGCGCCTTGGTGAAGGCGGGGTCCATTTGGTATGGGTTGGCCGACGGTAAGCTGGTGAAGACAGCGGCGAACACCGATATGGCGGCATTGTCCGGGACCGTGACAAACGCCAAGTTCAATGTGTTTGCCCACTTCATCACGTCCGCAGGGACGCTGAGTACTGTGATGGGCACGGAAGCCTCGACCCTCGCGGGAGTGGTGGCCCCGGAAAAACCCATCGGTAGTGCGTTGATTGGGTATACCATCATTAACCCGACTGGAACCGGGAACTTCGTCGGCGGAACAACCGCCATTGACGATGCCACGGTGGTTCCGAACGTCGCCTATATCAACGCGGTTGGCGCGTTTGATTCGACGATGTTGTTGACGAAGTAAAGGAGACGATTGACATGAATGCACTTGATTTCCGAGGTGGAGTGTTTTGCACAACGTCAGGGTTGCTCACGGCAACCGGTGCAGAGACTGTCCACGATACGACCGTCACGATCAACTATGTGATCGACGGGAAGATCCGCACCAAAACCGCGATCACGGACGGCGTCACACCGACCACGGATGTGGTCACTGGTTCTGCCTTCCCCGCGCTCATCGGTGGAGGCTCCGTCGCCAACACCCCCGGTAACGGGTGTGTGGTGGTCTGGGGCTTGAACGCCGCTGGAGCGGTGAAGTGTGCGATGGGTCGTCATCAGAAGTTGGATATGTCCGGCAACTTCGTGGTGGGTCCGGAGTTTCCGACGATCCCGGATGACTTCTGCCCGTTTGCCTATCAGGTCCTCAAAGCCGGCGCAACGGCCTCGGCGTCCGGAGTGACCTTTGGCACGAGCAACTGGAATGCCACCGGATTCACGAACGCCATCGTGAACGTGGCGTTCTTGCCGTCTCGTCCGCAAGTGTCCTAATTCCCATCTCGAGACCCTCATCATTTGATGGGGGTCTCGACGTCTTTCCATAGGAGGGGTATGTCTACTGCAACGATCGAATCCCTGAAACGGGCGCGTATGAGTAAGAAAGAGATCGATTCGCGAGACCTTCAATCTCCCGTCAAACGCACGGTGACGCTACCAGGCGTCGAAGAGACGCTGGAACATTCCCATGTGGTGAAGGTCGACAGCGAGCTCAATGACAAAGCATTGAAGGCTGAAGAGTTTCTCAATGAACCGGTGACCATTCTCATCAACCGATCCATGGAGAAGAACTTCGCCCCGCGCTGCACGGATCTGATCGCCATCAATGGGATCTGGGCGGAAGTGCTGGTGAATGGAAATTGGGTGCGGATGGGGTATCTCCCGCGTGGGAAAGCGATTACCGTCAAGCGGAAGTATGTCGAAGTGTTGGCACGGGCTCGGTACGACTCGTTTCAAACTGAGGTGTTACAGCCAGTAAACGAAGATCCGATCAACAATGTGAATTCGATCGCCAACTATACCCTCCCGTTTCAGATGATCAAGGACGAGCATCAACCGGAGGGGCAGGAGTGGCTTGAGAAATTGCTCGCGAATCAAGGGTAACGCGTGGGATCAATCTATAATCCAGAGACCTTTCTTGAACTGACTCAACGGACTCATCTTGAATGTGGGATTCAAGGTGAGTCACCGGACGCGTTAGCGGGCGCGGTTGGAACGAATCTTCATCTATTTGTGTGGGTCAACGAGGCATGGAGATGGTTACAGCGGTCACGCCCCGATTGGCACTTTATGCACGGATCGTGTTCCTTTACGACGACGGCGGGGCAGATCACCTATACTCCGACACAGGCCGGAATCACGGCCGGCGCTGTCTCCTCATGGAGGCTCGACACCTTCCGCCGGTACCACACCGCTACGGGGCAATCGTCAGAAGTACGCATGACGTACCATCCGTATGACGAATTCCGAGACACCTATGTGATCAGTTCGCTCCGGACGGCCCAGCGTGACCCGCAACACTTCAGTGTGGATAAGTCATTCAACCTGATGATCGAGTGCCCGTTGGTCGGATATACCATTACGGGGGAGTACTATGCAGCTGTAACCGGAATGGAGAACGACGCGGACGTTCCATCACTCGCCGTCGAGGACCGTATGATCCTCGTCTACAAAGCCATGGAATTTTATGCCAATGATGCGAACGCTCCGGAGGTGTTGGATACGGCGAGACGCGGACTGAAAGCCATTTTGAATCGGCTCGACATTCGACGATTGGATTCCCTCGGATGAACCCAGCGTATCTTCCACGACGCTACTCCCCGACATTATATGATTTCATTCCCTGTCAAGGCGGATGGGATCTCGCGACTCCTTCGCTCTCACTCAGTAATGGGTATGTGCGTGAAGCCTTGAACTTTGAAGTCTCGCATGTGAAAGGTGGAGGGTACGCCAGGTGTGATGGCTATGAACGATTTGACGGCCAAACGGCACCATCAGCCGCGACGTTTAGTATTGTTCAAATTAGTGGGACCATTGCAGGTCAATTTATAGGGAGAGTCACCACGCCCTATAACCTCATCGGGACAGTCTCAGGGACGAGTGCAAAACTGATCTGGATTGGATCTAATTATTACGTGGTAACAAAAGTTGTCGGCGGATTCACAGTCGGAGATATTTTGACTGATGGTGCAGGAGCTCCCTATGGTACCTCCGTCGCGCAAACTGTGGTCCCGACCAATCAAGAAACCGCTCTCTACACATCAGTCGCCGCCGATTACTATCGCTCATTGGTACTCGAAGTTCCTGGCTCAGGACCCGTACGCGGCGTCGCGATTCTGACGATTAACGGAACAGATGAAGTCTTTGCATGGCGGGACAATGTCGGAGCGACCGCCGGTGCGATCTACAAAGCCACGACCAGCGGATGGACGGCTGTCACGTTGTTCAAGCAGGTGGCATTTACTGCTGGCAACGGTGCACCGACCGAAGGGGATACCTTAACACAAGGCGGTGTCACTGCCACGATTAAACGTGTGGTGCATGAAACATTGTCGTGGTCAGGCGGAACCGCGACCGGAAGATTGGTGATAAATACACCATCTGGTGGGAATTTTGCAGCCGGGGCGGCGACCGCTCCTGGGTCAACCATGACACTGAGTGGCGCCCAAACGGACATTACGATCTCCCCCGGTGGACGGTATGTGTTTGAGGTGCATAACTTCTATGGGCAATCGACGACGCGTCGGTTGTATGGAGCTAGCGGTGTGCAGAAGGCATTTGAATTCGACGGGACGGTCTATGTCCCCTTAGAACATAACGACGCGAACCGCCATCCGAAATTTATTGGGGTGAATAAAGAGCATCTCGTACTTGGAGTCGAGAGCTCACTCATTCTGAGTGGACCAGGGGTCCCCTATAAAATCAACGCAGCGGCTGGAGGGGGAGAGATTGCACTCGGCGATACGATTACGAACTTCATTCCCCAAGCCGGGAGTGAGCAAGGTGATGCCTTTGGAGTGACCACTCGATCGAACGTGCATATGCTCTACGGATCGAGTAGCGCGGATTGGAATTTAGTCGGATTCAATAAAGGGGTGATGGGACTACCCTATACCTCGTCGTTGATGAATCAGGCCTACTGGCTTGATGACAGTGGAGTGATCAATCTCCGCGCCAGCCAAGACTTTGGCAACTTCAATACATCGACGATTACGAACAACATCCATAGTTACATTATGGAGAAACGTACGCTGACCGTCGGTTCAGCCGTCAATCGAGACAAAAGCCAGTATCGACTCTATTTTTCCGATGGGACCGCACTCTATGCCACGATCGTGAACGGACGGTTGTTTGGCCTTATGCCGCAGCGGCATGCCCATACATTCTATTGTCTGTGGGATGGCGTCAGTACAAACACCCGGCTCTTTGCCGGATCGGCCACAGCTGGTTATGTGTACCAGTTTGACATCGGAACCTCATTTGACGGGTCTGATATCGAGGCGTATCTCCAATTTAACTGGAATCCCACAAGATCTCCTCGGCTTCTGAAGCGCTATCGGAAAGCCTCGTTAGAAATACAAGGTGGCAGTTATGCCTCGGTGCAATTCGGGTATAATCTGAGTTATGGGCGATATGGCATTCCTCCTGGTGCGTCGCGAGAATACCAATTATCTTCAAGCGGCTCTCCGTTTTGGGACCTGTTCACCTGGGACGACTTCTATTGGGACGGTTCGTCTCTATCCCCACAGGAAATCGAGATGCGGGGATCTGGAGAAAATGTCCAGGTGATCCTTCGTAGCGGGACGAATTATATCCCGTCGTACACCGTCAATTCGATGCTGCTTCATTACACGCCACGACGAGGATTACGATAATGGGTGATTATTACAATCATAGTGGGTTTCCTGCGACCGGTGCGGCAGGGCTCTCCGCGTCAGCACGTTCTGAATTTACACTCATCGCGGCTGGGTTTGCGAAACTCCCGAGTCTCTCGGGGAACGCGAACAAAATCGTCGTCGTCAACGGTGCAGGAACCGCCCTTACCGTGACGACGGCCGCGTTGACATTAAGCGGGGACTTGATTAAAGCTGCGTCCCACTCGTTGACGCTCACCACGACCGCGACGACGAACGTGACCTTCCCGACGACCGGAACACTAGCGACGTTGGCTGGGACGGAAACCTTCACGAATAAAACACTGACCGCTCCAGTTCTTTCCGGATCCGTGACCGGGACGTACACACTCGCTGGAACCCCGACCTTGTCCGGGACGTTCATTGGTACGTACACACTCGGTGGGACACCGACCATTGCGGCCCCGACGGTGACTGGGACCGCGACGTTCTCCGGGCTCATTGATGCGTCAGGTGCCTCGGCTGGGCAGATTAAGTTTCCAGCCACGCAGAACGCCTCGTCGAACGCGAACACGCTTGACGACTACGAGGAGGGAAGTTGGACGCCGAGCCTCGGAGGAACAACAGCCTATACAAGTCGAAGCGGGGTCTATACGAAGATCGGTCGAGTCGTGCACATCACCGGGAATATGGTCGTGAACACCATTGGAACGGGGTCGTCTGGAACAGTCTCTGGTCTTCCCTTTACAGCAGCCTCTGGGCAAGATTACGGCGTGGCGATCGGCAGTTACTCGGCTCTCGTCAACAATGTGACCGCGCTGTTTGCTCGCATCCCCTCTGGTACGAGTACGATTATCTTTGCTGGCCCGAGTGCTGCCGCAGCGGCTAGTAATGCGGTAACAGCCGTCTTTGGTAACAGTACGTCTGTCTCGTTCTCTGCATCATATATTGTGTAATATCATGGTATATTAGATCTATGGCCACCAACACCATGCAGCCGCCAACAAGCACCGTTCAACCGCCTACGGTGGAAGCTCCCTCCTATCAACCAGGGATGGCCGCTGCGGCAAGTTATCAATCAACACCCTATAAAGTCGAACCGCAAGGATTGGTGCAGCATCATCTGAAAAATATTGTCCAAGAAGACTCCCCACTGATGCAGCAAGCCGCACGGATTGCAACGCAGAAAGCGAACACGCGTGGACTCATCAATTCGAGCATGGCGGTCGGCGATGCGCAGAACGCCGTCATCGGGCAAGCGCTCCCGATTGCGCAAGCCGATGCCGCGACCTACGACCGGGCGATGACGAACACAGCTAATCAACAGAACGCCGCCAGTCAATTCAACGCCAATGCGGAGAACCAAGTCGCGCTCGCCAATCAAGCAGCAACGAACGATGCGTTGAAGTCGACGCAGCAAGGAACAATCGCATTGACGGATCGACAGATGAGCACCACGGCGAACATGGAACTCGCCAAACTTGACTCGCAGACGAAGATGGCGCTCACGAGTATGGACACGCGGACGAAGTCGTTGCTGCAAAGCAACCAAAGTGCATCGAATGCGTACGTTCAGACAGTGCAGAACATCAATCAGATTCAGAATAACAACCAATTGAACAGTACCGCGAAGCAGAAAGCGATCGAGAATCAACTCGCACTCTTGCAGGAACAGCTGAAACAGATCTCCGCACAAGACAAGACCATGGCACAAGCCGTGCAGTACCCAGAGGAAATTACCTCGTTGAATCTTGGGAACTTCTTTGATCCGGACTTCACACTGCCGAATACCAAGCCTCAAGGACAAGCCGCCTATGATGCGGCGGTCGCCGCCTGGAAAGACGCGGAAGCCGCCCATCGCCAGCAATACGGGATCCCCATCCCCACGTCGGCATATCGAGAAGACTATCGTCCTCCTCGGCCGTCTGACTTCGGGATTACGGCCACGACGCCTCCTCTGGCTTCCACAGCAGGCCGCGTCGTCACGAATCCTATTCCACCGATCCGGCAACCAACTGTGAAACCGACGACCTATACACCACCATGGACGCGATGAGCGTATGGAAATCAGAGAACTCCATGAAGATGAACTGTGGATCTGCAGTCAGTTCGGCGATGCGTTTCATCAGGAGAAAGTACTGGGGGATGAATTTTCGTTTGAGACGTTTCATCACAATTGGACGGCGTGGTATCGCTCAGGGATCGGGATTATCTTTGGGCTGTTTGACGACAAGGGGCAAGTGGTCGGTGGCATCGGGGGGATGGTCTCACCGGATCTCACGAGTGGGAAGCTCAAGCTTCATGAATTGTTTTGGTACGTCGACCAGTCCAAACGCAAAGACACGGGGCGGTGGCCGTTACGACTGGTCTATCGATTGCGTGAGTGGGGGAAATCAAAAGGTGCCACGGGGTTTCGCATGATTCATTTGTTGCTCCCAGGAGAAACCCCCTCATCTGTCGCCCTCGCGGATATCTACGTGAAGATCTTACACATGCGCCCGTTGGAAGTGTGTTTCGAAGGACCTATAGAGTGAGGATGTTATGGCTGTCATAACAGCTGCTGTCGCGGCCGTTGCCGCCGCGGTTGCGACGACAACCGTCGCTACCGTCGCAACCGCTGTCGTCGCAGTGAGCGCTGCAATCGGCGTCACTGGACTCGTGGTCGGTGGCATTGGAATGGCGATCGGCAATGAAGACTTGATGTTCGCCGGAAAGATCATGGGCTACGTCGCAATGGCGGGAGGCTTGGCCGGCGGCTTGATCGGAGGCATCGGCGCTGTGGCCACCGAGAGCGGACTGACGTTTGCTCAAGGGTTTGGCGACGCCTTCGCTGGA